TCCTCGGGCGACAGTCGTGACGACGACGATCAGGGCGTTTCGCTTGGCGGCGTGGTCACGGCGCCGGATGGCAGCCAGATGCAGTTGTCGCCAGAAGAGGCGCAAGCCATTCTCGACGCGCACGAGCAGGAAGAAAAAGACCGCAAGGCGATGGTTGAATCGCTGGTGGTTGAACTGGTCAGCAAGCGCGATGCCTGCGTGCGCAGCCGCCGTGTGATCGAGCGCCGCTGGATCGACGATCAACGCCAGTGGGATGGCGAATCGCGGTTGATGAATACGAAGGAATTCCCCAGCCAGACCAACGACGACAATATGAAGCCGCCGCGGCCGCACCTGACGCGCAGCCGCTGCGACCTGTGGGAATCGCGGATGATCGACCTGTTGGCGCCAACCAACGACCCGACGTGGGAGTTGACGCCGCTGACGCTCGAAGACCTGCAGCCTCCACAGGGCATGGACGTGCAGCAGTGGCAGCAGACGATGCAGGCGGTTAAGGAAGACATGGACCAGCGCGCGACCAAGATGCGCGACGTGATTCAGGACCAGCTTTCCGCCTGTAATGCGACCAAGGCTATCCGCAAGATGTGCGTCGATGCCTGCCGCATGGGCATTGGCCTGGTCATGGGGCCGATGAACGGCACGCACGTCAAGCGCCACTACAACCCCGGCGATGCCTCGATGCAGGTGACGATCGAGGAATCGACGGTGCCGGAAATCCGCGAAGGCGACCCGTGGAATTTCTATCCCGACATGACGCCGAGCGCCGAGCGCGCCGGGTTTGCGTTCTACCTGCATTCGATGGACGAAATTGCGCTGTGGGAATTCAGCAACTCCCCCGGCGTCGACAAGCAGGAAGTGCTGGACCTGATGGATGAGGTCCCGGACTACGGCGACGTCGAGACGACGCTCAAGGAGCGTAACCAGTATTCCGGCCTGGTCGAATCGAACGACAACCGCTGGGCCGTATGGCGTTACACCGGCATCATCGACCGTCGCTATTGTGAGGCGCTGGGTATCGAGGCTGATGACGGCCCGGTATGTGCCGACATCTGGTTTGCCAACCGTCGTATCCTGCGCTCGAAGATCACGATGCTGGCCGCGGCGAAGGATTTCCGCATACCGTACTACGTGTTCTGCCCGTTCCCGATTGACGACACGATGTTCGGCGCAAGCATTGCGTACCTGTGTCGCGACAGTCAGCGCATCTGCGATTCCAGCTTGCTTGCCGCATTGCACAATTTGTCCGTTTCCTCCGGGCCGCAGATCGTCATCGCCAAAGGACTGGTGACGCCGGCGGACGGCAAGTATTCAATCCGCGGGCCGAAAATCTGGTTCAAGAAGGAAGAGGCCGCGCAACTGCCGGCCAGCCAGATTTTCGACTCCAACGTCATCGCCAACAACGCAGAGCAGCTGTTGGAGTGCTTCTCGGTCGGCAAGCAGTTGATGGACGAGGAACTGAACACCACGCAGTGGGCCAGCCCGGACACGTCCGAGGTGACGCAGACGGCCAGCGGCTTGGCCATGCTGATGAATGCGCGCACGATCCTGCAGCGGCGCGTGTGCGCCAGCGCGGACGACGACGTATTCCAGCCGATGATCCAGCGGTTTATGCTCTGGAACCTGCTGTACAACCGCCGCGAGGACATCAAGGGCGATTTCGACGTGCGCCCGCTGTGCCAGAGCGTTCGGCTGGTCAAGGATATCCAGATTCAGCAGAAGCTGTTCGTTGCCGACAACATCGCGCAGAACCCGATGTTCCAATCGGCATTCCAGCCTTACGACATGGTGGCCGACATCATCCAGTCGATGGACATCCACGTCGAGAACTGGCTCAAGCCCAAGCAGCAGTGGCAGCAGGAGCAGCAGGCCGCGCAGCAACAGCAGCAGCAAGACCCGCGACTGGCGTTGGCACTGGCGCAGCAGTTCCTGACCGTTCAGAAGGCGCATACCGAACAAGCGCGACAGCAGCAAATTCAAGCCGAAGTGCTCAATTTGCCGAGCCAGGCGCAGGAAGACCAAGCCGGACAGAGCGCGCAATTCGTGTCGCCGGAACTGCAGGCCAAGCTGCAGATGCACACTGCGGACAAGCAGGTTGAACTGCAGAATGCCAATTCGCAGTTGACCGCAAAACAACTCGATGCGCAGACGCGGCAGATGGTGGCGCAGATGAACCTGCAGGCCAAGCGCGAGGGAATCGCTGCGTCGATCCACCAGGCGCAGCAGCGCAACCACCACGACCTCATCAAAGCCGGACTGCACGCCCGTGTTGCGGTGCAAAAGGCCAGTACGCAGTTCACGCCCGGCCCGAACCCGCCCAAGCGCCCCGGCGGCAAGTTCACGCCGCCCAAGGTGCCGACATTCCATCGGGGTAGGGGATGAACTTCCTGTCGCCCGAGTGGCGCGAGGTCTGCGTCGAAATCGACAAGCGCGTAGCGGCGCTGGATTTGCAGAACCGTACCAACGTCCCCGAGTCCGCGACGATCCATATGCGCGGCCAGATTTCCGCCCTGCTATCCCTGCGTAACTGGCAGGAAGAAACAGCCCGTCAACCCGAGCCTGAGATTCGATTCGACTGATGAAAAAGTCCGACTACCTGAAAACGCTGAAAGAACTGTCCGCCCCGGCCTCCGATGACGCCGCGCCCGACGCCGAACCTGTCGTTTCCGGGCCGTCCGTTGTCGAAAGAACCGCTGCGCCTGTCGTCGAGAAGCCTGCCGCACCAGAGCCGGCGGCACCCGTTGCCGCTGCGCCAGCAGCGCCAGCCGAGCCGGAACTGTTTCCCGGCTATAGCGCGCTGCCTGAAGATCGCCGCAAGGAGATAGCCGAACGCTGGCGCCTGGCCGACGAGGCCAAGGCCAAGGCCGAGGAAGCCGAGCGCCTGCGCCGCGAATTCAGCGCTTCCCAGAACCGCCTGGTGCCGACGCAGCAGCAGGTACGCCAGCAGCAGCTGGAAATCGCGCGACTGCAGCAGCAGGTCAATGCGTTCAACGACAGCAGCGCCAAGACGGCGAACGCCGATCTGCGCAAGCGCATCGAGGATATGCGGGCGCAATTCCCTGACGACGCGGCCATGTGGTCGGCGACACTATCGGAAGCCGAGGCGGCGAAATCCGCCGCGGCGCGGCTGGAAGAAAAACTGCAGCGGCTTGAGCAGCGCGCCGACATGAACGAGCAGGTGCGCGAGTTGACCGAGGCGCACCCGGATTGGCGCAAGAAGACCGCGCGCGTGGTGCAGACCGAGCAGGGCTATGCCGTGCAGCGCACGGTCGACACGCCGGAGGCGCACGAGATGGAAGTATGGGCCAACGCACTTGACCCGCACGAGCGCAACATGATTTGGCCGTTGCTCAGTTCACAAAAAGCCTCGGATGCTGTATATGTGCTAAACCGATTTGAGCAGGACCGGACGCTCGCAAGGCAACTGGTCCAGGCGCAAGCCGGCGCAACACAGGATAGCCCGACCGCACCGGCGCATGTCGCCGCTCCCGTCGCCGATCCTGATCCCACACGTAGGACAACCGCCCCGGCCGCCCAGAGGCCCGCAGGACAACCTATGTCGGACAAGAAGCGTGATTTGATCGCCGCCACGGATTTGCTGCGCAAGCAGGGCAAGATACCGCCCGCCGCGCAACACCGAAGGGCGTAATTCCGCCGGGGTCGCCCCGGTAGGGATTGTTCTTTCATCCAACTACTGGAGCTACCCCTATGGCCATCAAGGGCTATAACACGGGCAGCGTGTCCGGCGTAGCCGTACCTGCGCTTGCCCTCAAGACCGTTCTTTACCGCGCCCCCGCATTCGAGCGTTTCAGCTACGCCTGTAGCGAACGCAAGCTGCAGGAAGGCACGTCCGCCTCGATCATCCTGACGCGCTGGCTCAACCCCGCCGTCAACACCAACCCGGAACCGGACGGCACCACGCCGGTATTTCGCACGCCGACGTATGAGAACTACACCGGCACGATGAACCGCTACAGCGAAGTGTTCGCCGTGTCGATGCAGGACTACAAGCTGTCGCCGTGGGACGCGGTGGAAGGCTCGATCGGCCTGCTGGTCGACCTCATCAAGCGCACGCGCGAGCAGATTCGCTTCCTGGCGGCGACGTCGGGCACGAACATCCTGTACAACACCAACGCGATTTCCTCGCAGACATCGGTAAACGGCCCGCTGACACTGGGTCGCGTGCAAACCGGAGTGGCCGGAATCCAGCGCACCAAGGGCGTGCCGTTCACCAAGGATCAGATGGCGGTCGACAAGTTCAACACGACGCCGGCGGAAGCGGGTTACTACTTCTTCCACCACACCGACATGATCCCCGACATCCGCGCGTTCCCGGATCTGATTCCGTTCCCGGAACTGGCGTCACGTGAAGGCTTGCCGCCCGGTGCGTGGGCCATGGCGCAGAATGTCATCTTCATCGCGCAGCCGGAAATCGTTCCGGTCGCCGGCGGGGGGGGCACCAATTCGGCCATGCGTACGACCAACAGCAAGGTCGATGTGTACCAGTCCTTCTTGTGCGCCAAGGATGCGCTGACCTCGATCGCGCTGGAAGGCGCCGAGGAAGAAGGTTTCGGAAATGCGGAAATCGAGGTGTTGGATCAGCCGGACAAGTCCGACCCGACCAATGCCCGCGTCCTCGTTTCGGCCGCTTGGTTCGATCTGTGCGTGCTCACCAGCTACGACTGGGGTGTGCAGTACCAGACCGGCGCCACGGCGAACCCGGCCTAAGGAGAACCTGACATGACCATTTTCTACAGCGCACTCTACGACTCCACCATCAACCAGGGTTCGACCCTGTACACGCCGCGCACGCCCAACGTCATCACGCGCGATGTGCCGTTCACCTGCCTGTCGAGCTTCACGATTGCTGCGGCGACGGTGCTGACGATCGGCGATTCCATTCGCTTGCTTCCGGCCGTGCCGAAGGGTTTTATCGTGACGCGGTTTGTCGCGACATCGCCCGGCTATGACGGTGGGACCAGCTTGACGGCGAACTTGGGCTGGGCCTCGCAGGCATTGGGTGTCGGTATCGTAACCGGCTACAACACCACGTTCCTCCGGACAGGCAACACGACTGCGGTGACGGATGCGCAGGTGATCGCGCAGACGGCGGCCGGCGGCGCGGTGACGGCGACGACGAACCTGCAGGCGATCGGCGAGTCCGACACGCTTCTGTTCTACGTTTCGGCATCGGCGGCCAGCGCAGGTACCAACGGCAAGACCACGTTCCTGATCGAAGGCATTTTGCCGGGCAACTGATTCATCCCGTAACTTAACCTGAGGAGGGGCGGCCCACGCCGCCCCTGTACTCCCAAGAGGCCAAGGTAATGAACCAAGAATGG